GAGCCATTTCCACTTCAATAGTGGCATCGGCTTTACCCAAACCAAGTACATCAAGTACACGATTCAAGGTATCTTTTGCGTTGCTCATATTAGTTATACGATTAATTTGTTTTGTGTTGTATTTTTAGTTTATTGCAATGCTTTATAAATGCCTTGATTCTCACTTGCTAATTTTTTAGCCTTTGCATTTATATCATTCAATTGTTGAATTATATCCTCAGCCCCTAATTCTTTTGCCGCCTTTAAAGCGTTTTGAATTTGACCATCAATATTCAATTCTAAAATTACTAACGCATTTGAATATTTACTTCTTAATCTTTGCTTGTCTGCATTGGCTTCATCAATTAATGCTTTACCTTTTTGATAAAGTTGTTCAATATCTTGAACTTTTCCGAATTCAACCTTTACCCCTTGGGTGGCATCCATAAACTTATGGAATGATGTTTTGTTATTTTCCATTTATATATTCTTTTAAAATGTTTACTATTTTGTCCAATTTATCTTGTTCGGTTTCTACTTTGCTCATCTCGGTGGGCATGGATTTATCGGCAAAGAATCCCTCAATGCTAAACCCTTTAACTTTCCCAGTTTTCACAAAGTCATTCCAAATCTCATCGTTCACAATCTTCATTGCAACGTACCATGTACCTACGGGATCGTTGAACCCATACGCTACGGATTTATCGTTCACTTCATCCACTTTCAACCATGTTTCAACCACGATTGCCCCATCCACGCCAAATTGGTGTTCGATGGTTGTTTTGGCTTGGTTGCCACGCATCATGTACAATTGAGATGCCTTTTCAATGGTTGATTTAGAAAAATAAACGTAGAACTCCTCCTCTTTGCCATTTAATTCTTGATGGCGATAAATTGGCTTGTTGGGAATTAATGCAGGACCTAACAACACACGCTTTTCGGAATCCATTGTTTTAAACTCCAACTTGTGTTGTTTGTTTAAGGCAATAAAATTGGATTCAATGGCGGGTGATTCAACAATGCTAATTGCCTCAATGCCCATAGCCAATTGTTGTTCGTCCAATATTAATTCAACTATCTTCATTTATCTTAATAACGAATTATTTACCCAATGTTGCATTTTGTGAAATATGCCTATCCAATGATTGTTGTGATGTCATATCTTGACCAACGGCATAGGCTTTAATAGGTTTACGCATAACCCCACCAAATGCCTGTGCTAATTGTGCATTGTTGCCTATCTGTCCACCAACAATTCCAACACTTGGGGCAAATGATGGTGTGGGTACAGATGCAGACGAATCACCACCACCGCCACCACCAAACTCGGATGGAGGATTGGGTAATTTTTGTGCCGTGATGGCTTTTACTTGTGCCAATCCCGATGCAATAACCCCAGCGGCTAATATAGGACCAGCAACACCCCCCTCGGCAATTGCCTTGGATGCACCTAAATAAGTATTAATGATGGCTTGTGTTACCGCCAATGCTTTACCCCATTTTGATTCTGCACCTACCAATTCAATTACTCCCCCAAGGGCTTGATTTGTGGCATCCAATGCAGAATTTGTTGCCGCTACTTTTGCTTTGGCAGTTTCAATATCGGATTCTTTTTTAAACTTGTTATATGCCTTGTAATTCTGTAATAATTGCAACTCCAATGCCGTTGTATCTTTACCCGCATCTTTTGCCGCTTGGATTTGGTTTTGTATTCGCTCTTGTTCTAACTTTAATAAAGTTTCTTGCAATTTCTTCTCATCCGAAATCGTGCGTTCAATCTCCAATTGTTTCTTTTGGAATTGTAAATCAATAAACGCTTGTTCATCGGATGCGGCTTTTTCTTGAAATGCCTTTAATTCAGTTTGGCGTTTGGTTTCTCCATCAATAGCAATCTGTGTTAATTTCTGTTGATGTTGAATGTCCAATTGCTGAATCATTCTATCCTTTTCCTTTTTCGTGAACTCGGAACGCTGAACCTCACGTTTGGCATTTTGTAAATCAAATTCCGCTTGTTTGATTGCACGTTTCTCTTCCGATGCAATGGAGGCTAAAATATTTTGTTGCTCTAATGAACGTATTTTATCCAATGCATCCATTCGGGCTTTGGCATATTCCTTTGCCTTGTCTGCCTTTTCTTTTGCCGATGCCTTTTCCTCTTCATCCAATTTCTTTTGCTCACGATTGAACAACCTACGCTTTGCAGCCAATTCAGTTTCTGCATTCGCCACGGCAATAACCGCCTCACTGATTGCCTTTTTGCTTTCCTCGGTTTGCCCATTTAATTTTTGGTCTAATCTTGCAGCCGCTAACCTATCCTTTGCAAACTTTAATTCCTTGGTGGCTAAATCGGTTTCACTATCACTAACTTGTTTTAATGCCTTTCTGCGTTCTTGCAATGTGGCATTTGTATCGGATAGCAATTCTCTGGCTTGTGCTAATTGTTTGTTTTGGTTTGCCCGTGCCTCATTCAATGCAATTTCTTGGTCCTCTAATTGGTCTTGTAAATCGGCTAACTTTGCCCCCTCGGTTGCAACATCGCCAAATAATCCCGCCACCATTTCCAACCCTGCTGCTAACCCATTTACCAATACCGTTGCAAACTTGGACACGGATTGAATCAATGGATTGATAACCGCCCCAAAGATTGAACCTAATTTGGCTACCGCATCCAATCCATCTTCCGACTTTTTCAATGCGGCTTGTAGGGTAATAAATATACCAGCCAATGCGGCAATAACTGCACCCAATGGATTTGCCACCAATGCCGTCATGGATTTACCCAAGTTGCCCAACGATGAACCTACATTGCCGATAGGTCCAGGAAGTTGCTCAAACTTTTCAGATAAACCGCCTAATTTGTCGCTTGTTTGGTCAACCGCATTTCGTGTTGCCTTGCCAAAATTATTGACTGCACTTGTTGCCTTACCAACTCCACCCGTATCAATATTGATGGAGTATTTTATTTCTTCTGCCATGATTTAAACCCTCTCTTATATAATCGTTTTACTTGTTTCCAATTCTGGACATATTGATTTTTCCCCTTTGCAATTTCCACGGTATCGGATACCCCATACCATTCTTGGGACATTGCTAATTTGATTATTAAATTTATCATTATTGTAATTCCATTATTAAACGCACCGCATTGATTTCAAGTGAATGATTGTTGTTATCTACGTTATAAAATGCCACTTGTACTTTTTGCTCTGCACCTACATTTATTAGGGTGGTAATGGTTACGGTTTCCCCCTTGGATGTAGTTATCATTTTTGCCAAGGTTTCCGCTCCATCCACGTAAATGGCAAACGCCAATCGTTCATTGGAGGTATGCTCATACGATACGGATGCCGTCAATCTAAATTGCCCACCATACTCATCATACATCCATGAATCTACCAACGAACCCGTAATGCGTTCTTGTCCCATTAATTCAAACCCCTCAAATCCCATGTAAACGGGATCGTCTCCCGTGGTTGCCGTGGCTACGGGTACATCATTGTAGGCAGTCATAACCGTACGCCTAAACCGATTGAATAATTGGTTGGTAATGGTTTTCATTCCGCCCACATTTTGGTCGTTGTATGTGGTTTGTTGTGGGATACCCACATAATTGATTGCCCCGAATGGTCTTGAATTGGTTAAATTACGCCCTACAATTGCATTGCCTATTAAGGTTGCCCCGTTGCTTGGGTCGCTTGTTGCATCCGTCCAATCTGCCTCGTTGCCATCAGAATCCAATTCAATAATGGTTACATCTTGATACGTTACCAATTCAATTACCGCACGTTCGTTTAAAATATCGTAATCAATCTTTTGAATCTTGTATCGGTTGCCGCTTACGTTGATGGTATCGTTTAATTGCAGATTCAACCATTCTCCCACAGGTATCACCGCATTCATACGCACCAATCTTGACTTGGTAGAATAGTATCGGGATAGGTAGTTTTGATAGTACAATTTAAACAACGTATTTAACGCCATATTACCCGCCAATGCCGTTTCTAACCCAAAGGATAGGGAGTAACTAGTTTTGGTTACTGGATGTGCAGAATAGGGGCTTACAATCGCCAAATTGCTATATTGTGTACCATTGAAATAATACGGATAATTTATTGCCTCATACCCCGCAAAAAAGAACATCATGAAATTGTGTTGAACGGGTTTATTATCCTTGTCCAACATCACTGGAATCTGTAAATCGGTTAAATTGATAACATTGCCCACATCATTAATCTCACGCATAATTGATGGTACGGAAATATTAAAGATGGATTCAACACGCATTTCATCACGGGCAAAATCCACGTTGGGGCTAAATTTAATTTCACCAAATCTTCGTGCAAACTTGGACACAATTTCTTGGTTCGCTAAATCCAACCCTTCGGCATGTGTCATTTCAATTGACTTGGGGATGTTCATTTTCTCGTGTGAAATTTCCCGAATATCAATGTATTTTGTCCAATCCTTAACCGCACCAACTTGATACCAATCTTCTATGTTGTGCAATGCAAATTCAGTATCACTTACGGGTACTAATACGGAATTGGTAATCTCCATGAACGATCGGATAAAATCTACCACCTTAACATCGGGCATTACATAGGATAAATTTAATGTGCTATTAGTTATCCCATAGGGTACTTCAATTATTTCAAACTTACATTCCCCCAATGTGCCGCCAAATTCCCATCCAACCATAATGGATAGGTCATCGCCTTGGTTTAACCCAATAACATATTCACGCTCATGTAAACCAGTAGTATCAATTGCATCCCCAGCAATCGTTGGGTTTCTATTGATGGATGGGGCAAACCTAAATGGGTTATTATAAATTCCCCCTGAATTTATTGTTGTTATATTCCAAGTAAGTTTGATTTTGTAATTACCATTGTATGGGGCTTTATAAATGTAGGTACTTGTGCTATACAAGTTTAATACATCCACCACCTCGGTATTGTATGGGAATTTAATACTGCCACGCCAAGGCAATGAACCACTCGGGATGGTATAACTTGTTCTTTTTACTTCTATCTTAGCATCATCGTTGGCGTAGTTCTGTATAGGTCCACTCACCCCCATCGGTGCAACGTACCAATCGTCAAACTCGGGTCGGTCTAATAAACTCCCGCTCAATGTGTACCCAACATTGGTAAAACATAATTCCACCATTTTTTTAATACGTACCAATGGGCGTAGGTCATTAATCTGAACCCCTCCCACATCGTTACGGGCTATATTATTGACAATTTGGAATCCACGGGAATAGGTATAACCCACATGCCAATCAATAATTGGGTACATTACATCCCCACTCAATAAGTTTTGTTGCCATGAACTTGTTATGTTGGCTGCCGTTACTTCATGGTTTAAATCTGTCCAATCCACATCAATCATGGAATCTTCCCCAAACAATGCCATTGCGTTTTTGGCTTGTCCATAGAATATAATATCGTATTGCCGTGCTAATCCATTGGCGTATTTTACCCCGCTTAATTCCACGCATCCCACAAACGTAGGCAATCCATGGACATAAATGGTGGCATCCAATTTTAGGTATGCATTCCAATTTCCTAATACAATATTCTCTTCAAAATAATTACTAAATACCTCATCATTGGTTGGGGAACTGGGGATGGTAAATTGTTGGGTAAAATCTGTTCGTGCCTGTGATAGGTCGCTAACATCCTTAACTTGCCGTGTTAATTTAACAACCTCATCTTGGAATAAATCAATTGGTTGACCTGCAATGGTCATTGAAAACCTGACATTCATTACCTTACAATTTTATTGATTAATGGTTGGTTGTATTCAATGGTTAATGTGTATTGAATCAATTTATCGTTTATTCGGGTTAGGCGATTGAATGCCGTGTCGGTTATCCGTGCGGAATATGCATCGCCTCCATCATCAATCAATAAATTATCCGATGCAAAAATCTCTTGAATCTGGGCGTTGTATGCCTCTGGAATGTAATCCGTGTTCACAATTAATGTCGTAGTGGCATTGGTTAAGAAATTCTGTGTTTGATGCACACCATAATCCCACGCCAATGACATATCTTGTTGCCTAAATATTGGGCGTTCGTACGATTCACGGGTGTAATTGTAATTCCTACGGCTTAACGCATTAAATACCATCGTTTCATACACGCCAAATCTGTTAAGGTAATGGATGGTAACTGAACCGTACTTATTCTCACATTGGTATTTTATTGGGAATGTATAGGTGCCACTTGCATACGTGAACGTGATGGTTGTATTTGTCGATACCCCTGCGGCTTGTAATAACTGAATGATGTCAACCCCTTGGATGGCATTTCCCGAACTTGTAACCGCAACGGGCGTTATTGATGTCGCTACAATGGTTATGGATGTAATTACACTTGCATTATACCACACGTAATAAGATGGGGTATCAGTAGTGATATAAAAGGTACTTTTCTCGGTTAAGATATCCGCTGCTATTGTTGCATTGAATCCGTCTTGGGTATATGTCCAACCATTGGTCGCTAATTTAATGTTTGAGGATGTAAATGAACCCGAACCCGTAGCCCATACCCCTTTGCATTTAACGCCAAAATAACACGCCCCACCCGTTACATTGGGCTTGTATGTGCCTACCTCCAAAAAGTCCTCGGTTAAGGCTTGGTTCACCAATTTATGAATGTCTATCCATGCCCGATTGTTTGCGTATTGATCTGGGTATTTGGTAATGGAATAGTTTGGGGATGCTGGAAACGATGCCGCCCCATTCCAAACATATACATCAAAGAGGTAGTAAAACCCTGTTTTGGTGTAATCGGTGTCATATACTTGGTAAATAATGGGCGATAATGCCCCCATATTATCCGATGGTTGTTGCTCAAATGTTACGGACATAATTTTGAATATCTTGTTTAACTGCTTGTTCTAACTCTTGTTTGAATTTAAAATTGGTGGATACGGTTGCCTTGGATAGGAAATCAAACGGCTCAATCCCAAAGTGCTTAATCTTCCTATTCATTAGGAATTTCATGGCGTTTTTGTTTTTGGATGTATTGGACAAAAATTGTCCACTTGATGGGTCTTTTGGGCGTAATCGCTTATTCATTACCCATGCATCCATTGCCGTGGGTGGTATCCCTTTACCGCCTCTAAACTTACCCATTGGCTGCCTACCTTTACGGATTGCCTCACCATACCAATCCATGGTAATACCGAACTCCATACCATCCACAAAGGGTATAATGGAACGTACCAGATTACCCGATGCCACATAATTGGCACGTATCTTTTGTTTTACCACGTTCACGGGCTGCCAATCGTTACCCATCTTTTTCCACTTGGCACGAATAGCCACACGGGTGTGTTTGGCTTCCAATTCCAATTTGGCTTGGGAGGCGTAAAAATTCGCCATCTTTTGAGCCACTAACTTTGTATTGGTGTATTCAATTGCCATCAGTAACAAGTGCCATCAGTAACCCAAGGGTTAATTTGGTTAATGGATATGGATACGTTGTACCCTGTTAATACATCCCCACCTCCCTCAACGAATGGGGTAAATGTAATTGGTCTATTAAACTGAATTTGAGAATAATACTCCTTTTCCTTGGCATAAATCATGCGGGAAAATTCCACATACAGATTCTGCAAAATGTGTGCATAGTTCTGATTTTCAGTGTAGCCAATAAGTTCATAAGTGTCAACCAAATCTTGTTGTTCATTTTCGCCTTTTAAATAGTTTGTGATATCTGCTATTAAAATATTGAAAGTAAATTGTTCGGTTACATCGGTCAACGATGCGTTTTGCATGGTTACGTGCAAAAGTGGGTACACGGTTACGGCTTTCAAGGAATGTTCATCCAATGTGCCGTGGGAATAGTTCCACCCTAATTCATCTGCTATCTCACGGAATATCTGGAATGCAGTACCTATGTGATTATTGTTCATCGGTTATATGCTTTTTGGATTGCTTTCTTTTCAAGTTCTGCCATATCGGTTTTGTAACAACCCCAAAGGAGGGTTTTATGAATGGGGTATTCTGTAACAATGTCAACTCTTGTAATATCTCCGTCACATATCCAGTGGATAAAACTAAACCATCCCCATTTGTTACTGATACCGTACTCATCGCTTGTACCTTCGGATTCTCCTCCAAGAATTTCAGGGTACAATTCAACAAGTCGATTCCTAAACTCCAAAAAAAAACCATTGCACCATAAGCGATGCCGCTGGGGATTAATCTAAACTCTTCGTTTATCTTCCCTTTGTATGGTTCAATATCATACCGCCCTTTCTGCCCCTCTATGGTAATGGGGCGATACAATACGGATAATACACGATACAATTCTTTATTCTTGTAGTAATTCTCAATATCCACGAACGATCCCGTACTCAATTCATCCAAGTTAGGCACAAACCCATATTTAACCCCATTCAATTCAAACTTGGATTCAAACTTGGGCTTTTCATCCAATGCCTTTTTTATTAAATCCACAGTTCGGCTCAATGCTTCGTAAGGAATTTGGGTTACCTCTTTAACAGAAATATTGCAAAATATACTAACCGCTTGGATGGCTTTTTCGTGGTCATCCAATTCGGGGTTCAATTGCTGATACTCCAACATTTGTTGCAATGGAATATCATTCAATGACGATGGCACTATAAGTGTTTTGTTCATTTATTATAAAACGATTGATTTTGTATTTGTAATTATAAAACATAGCAACCCCTATCCCGTGAAATACCCAAACTCGACTTTGTTGAATTTAGAATCCCAAAGGTAATGGGTTAAAAACTCCCATAGCCAGGTGAACAATTCCTCCCGCAACCCCTATTCTTATGCGTTTACACCCAAATTTGGTGGGGGGTTATAGGTTACTTGTGTGTTTTGCCTCTCGGTTTCACGGACTATGTTGACGGGTTTTGGTCAGAGCATAGGTTTCTTTACAAGTATTTCACCCAACTTTTTAGCAAAACAATGGCTTTTACCGTCTAATTTTGTTAAGGTTCAGACCTGACAACCTCCATTGGTCACTTTTTGCCAAAAAAAATGCCCGAATCAACTACGCCAGAGGTCGAGGTGGCATAATCAAAACGGGCAAAAAATCTTAACGTTACTCTCGACTGTAACTCAATACACAAATATAGAAAAAAATTATCTTATATCATAATTTCCAAAATTCTTTTTTAATCCCAAAGTTTCCATCTCATGGTAGCGAACGGAGTCAATTTGGTGATGTACACCTACTGGAATGGGTAGTGTTTTACCATCTTTGCCCTTATCCCAGCAATAGCCTCGCAATTCTTTTATTAAGTTGGTGGAATCCTTGGTTACTAAATACTCTTGTCCTTGCATTATCTGTATTCCAAAGTTTATGGAATCCTTACCTTTGGTAACTGGCTTAATAGGTACACCGAATCGCCTAATTTCCTCAATTGACTTTGGTTCTGCACTATCTGCATAAATAGGTACATTCTTGGGCAATATCTTGGCAATGTCGCTATTTATCATCCCTGTACGATAACACACTTCATGCAAAATACGTTGGTTGTTGTATTGATATACTTCCACAATTGCCGTTGGGTCTACCGAATACCCAAAATCCAATCCACACCCAATTAATCGTGCCTCCTTGGGGATGGTATCAATTTGTTTCCAGTTACTGAATATAACGCCTTCTAAATTACCAATTTGCCCCAACCCATATACAGCCCACCAATTCCGCCAATAGTCGCTTGTTTCGGCTTTCTCCCTTGCCTTTTCTATTTCCTTAACAATGGATGCATCCAATGCCTCGTTATCCTTGTAGGTAAGTACTACCATTTCGGAATCGGGGTCGTTAATCAATTCTGTATCCACCCAAAATTCAGTAACTGGGTTATAATCAAGATAGATAAACTTTCGGGTACGTATTGCCATTTGGTAATATGATTCCCATTCTATGTTGTTGCACTCATTAACGAATAACACATCACGCCTTGCACCTCGTAATTTGTCGGGTTGATCGGCAGAAAAAAACTCAATGAATGAATCGTTGTTAAATGTATAGGTCAAGGATGATTTATTCCATTTGTTATCATCGTACATGCCTACCATCTGCATAATTTTAAGGAAATCACGAATAGCACCCCTCCGCAAATGTGGGATGGATTCCGCCACAATACTTATCTCCGTGCTTGGTTTCTGCACGGCATAGGTAATAAGCATTGGAATAATTGAGAATGTCTTGGATGAGGATGTACCACCACGCACAATGCGTACCCGCTTTTTTAACTTTGCTATCTTCTTCTGTGCTGTGGTTGCTTGTAGCATTATAGTTCTTTTACCAATCTATCCAAATACCATTGGGCTTTCTTTAAATCTTCCACCCCATTTTTCTTATCATAACGCCATGTATATTTCATCACGTTACCTTTCAAATAACCAATGTATTGTTCGTGGGGCATGGATGCCTTTATCGCATCAATACACTCAATATCTGATTTATAATGATTCGGGTTTATCTTGTCCATCTACTTCCAAATCAATGCCGTTAAATATTGGTTGTTCTTGTACTTGTTCAATGGTTTGTTTCGGTAAACCATATCCAGAATCCATCAATTGTTTATAGGCATTTACATCGCCTCCACGGGCTTTTTTTATCAATGCCAATGTCATGATATCTTCTTGGGTTAATCGTTCCAATTCGCCTGTAATTGGGTTCTTGGAATCTTGCATTGCCTCTAACCACTTACGGGCTATGGTGCTACGATTCTTTGTGCCTTTGGGTTTCCCATTAGGGTTTCTTACTTCACCTTTCTGTGGTGGTATTATATTCTCAGGGTTTGGCATAACATCAAATTATTTTCAAATCATTTACCAATTCGTTGGTGTCAACGATATGGTTATAGTTTTTCTATTTCTTGTTTTACTTCTGTCCAATACTCTTTATCGGTTAGGTTTTGCCTTCCAATAGTTGCACGGTCATCGTACACATTTTGCAATATCTCATCCACTGCAATTAACGCACATTGTTTTGATTCCTCTAAACTTAATCGTGTGCATGGTATATCACAAAAAGGCATATCGCAATCGGTGCAATTAAAAGGTGCATTTTTGTATTTACTTACTAACTCGTTTGCTTTTTCTTGTGGTGTCATAGTTTTAATTATTTCTTTATGTTCATCATCAGCAATGGTTGCTCTCTCAATCTGTAACCGCTTTAATTCGTTGTTCATTTACTTGGTATAAATTATGGTGTTTTAAACAATACTGGTAATTGGCTTCACCTAACTCCTTTAATAACGCTTTATCCTGTAAATATTTATCCAAAATACTCCAATCGTTATTTTCTACAAAAATCACACCTTTATTTTCTCTGTGGTTGGTGTATGGTTCAACTGCACTCACAAAAATAGGCAACCGATATGCCGCAGCTTCGATTATTTTTAATTCGGATTTGTACTTATTAAACGATGTCTTCTCCAATGGTGCAATAACGGCATCCATAAATGCATAATACTTACCATAATTTAATACATTTACCCCCTCACCGATATAGAACCATGTAGGGCGTTCCTTTTCGCCCGTGATGTAATACTCCATCATCTGTGATATTCGTTCCATTGGTGCATACCCAGCCAATAGGAAATTACATTGGTTGCGTTTTAATACATGGGATAATTGATTCTCTAATAACTTGACATCATACAGGTGGGATGAGCCTGTAACATAACCAATGGTAAAGGGATGTGCTGCCTTGGCGTTCCATTGTGGTTCCTCCAAATCCAATGCGTTCGGGGCTATGTAAACCTTTGGGTTGATTTCCCTTGTTTTCTCTGCCAATTGTGGGGTAGTAACAATTATCGCATCGGCTGCTTGGATACAGGATATTACCCCATCCTTTGCCTTTTTCTTGTATGCAGAATATGCAGGATTATGTTTTGGGATTACCCAATGGTCATCATTATCTACAATAAATTTAACACCATACTTTTTACAATCGGATATTATCTTGGTATTGAATCGTAGGTAACGTGATATTACAATAGCATCGTATTCCTGTACCTTTACTGCCTCTATTTCGGGTTTGGTAATGGCAAAGGTTACATCCAATTGTTGATGGAATCTAATCATTGCCCACGGCATTGCTAACCTATGGTAGGTAACGGCACTCATTCCATCCATTATGACTAATACCTTACTCATGCGGAGTTATTGGAATATACATCCACCATTCAACGTGTTGGATATGTTCTTCGGTATGGGCATCAAACCAATCCTCTCCATCATAATAGGCAATAAATTTATTGTCGTATATATCCACGATTAATACGTGTAATCCCTCGGTTGGTAATTGTTTACTTGGGTGCCTGTACGCTTTCATATTTTATTCGGATTAAATCCCTTTTCAATTAACTCAATATAAATCTTCTCTTGTTCTTCCAAGGAATTACAAGTTAGTTTAATAATAAATGATTCTTCCTCATCAAATGATTCTAAATCATCTTCATCGGCTGCCTCAATGGGCAAATCCAATCCCCAGTGGGCTAACTCTTCCACATCCCAATCGTTTGCCAATGCATCCCAATCATGCTCACCAAATCCAACATTGTCTTTGATGGTAATGGCTTTCAATTTATCGATGGGCGTATCTTGGGGCAATATCTTGCATGGTACTTCCTTTATACCCAATTCCAAACACGCATTTAAACGCATATTCCCCGCAATAACAACCAATTCCCCATTGTAATCCACGGCAATAACCTCACGCAATTCAAGCATCTCGGGGTCTTCCTTAATAGATTGTTTTAATTGTACGAATTTGTGGTCCTTAATAAACCTTGGATTCTTGGGTAATCCCTCAATTTGCCCCTTGTTGTTGCTCAATCGATTGATTGATACTATTTCTTTTCTCATATTGTTTTGCTTTTTCTTGTGCCTCTAACTTGGTTTCGTACAATCCATGGCGTACCCCTTTAAACCACACCGCCCAATACCATCTATTGTAGTTATACGATCGGGTTACAATTGCTTTCTCTGCCATTAATACGTGTCGTATATGTAATTTAAATGGTTAATTATCTCTTGCCATGCGTTTGGATTACATGTACATGGTCGGTACACTTTACGCTTTTGAAATATACGTGAATACATTGCCGATATTACATCCAGTTCATCGGGTTGGATGGTTGTGGCGTTGCGTTCCCTAAATGCACTCCACCAATTATATTCGGTTTCACTCATGCATAGGGGTTGCCTCCGTGGGAATAATGCGTTTAATTTAACCTTGCGTTCCTCGCACCCACAATCTTCCCCCGCCACAAACTTAACCGCTTGTTTAATCCCAGTCGATGTCGTGAATTTCTCTACTGAATCCCCCAAACCTTGCGATGGTTTCTTCGTCTGCTTTCTGTTGTATGTATTGCTCATATAATTCTTTTGAATGGTTTTTAATGTGTTGCTTTGCGTTTTTTAGGGTATTGTAAACCGATGTAACGGTAATGCCTGTACGCTTTTCAATTTGCCGTAAACTATGCCCATAGACAAAATATAATTCCAATATCATTTGGTCGTATTCGTGCAAAGTGTCTATTACCTCCTTAATCCGTGCCATTAATTGTTGATACCTGTATTCGGACTCTTCGGGTGATTCTATTGGGTTAAATTGTGCCTCATGATCATATACCTTATTCTCTGCACGATATACATTAATTACTGCCGATTGTAGAATTTTAAAAATGTAAAATGTATTAACCCCACCTGCTGGTGTTTCCAATCGTTGCAATGAACCCTCTGTTTCCTGTATTTCGGCTAATTTCAAATACATATTCTGTACACAATCATCAATATCACCCCATCTCGCACCAAGGTAGTTAGCCATTTTACGCCATTTGATTTCATCCTTTGCTATAATTTCAAGGGTTAACACCTTTTTTGATTTTGCAAAATAAACAATTTATTTTAATATATTTTTAAATTCTTCAATAACTTTAAATAATTCTAATGCCACCTGTGGTACTATGGCATTTCCGTATCCTTTGATTGATTCTGCTCTCCATTTTGAAAAGGTAATTCCGTCCAATTTGGTGGGAATCCCATCATCTCCGCCACAAATCGGGGGTTGAGTTGGGAAGTTGTCCCACCCTTGTTTTGTATAAACGGATTCAGGACTGTTTCCGCCAAATGCTTTTGTTCTACTCTCTTTTCCCATGAATCGCTTTTTGTTGTTGAATGTTTGCTGTCCGCTACTGTCGGTGTTGGCAACATCCCATTCATTAGTGCTTGTGGTAAACTCATTTGTAGATTGATTCCTTTCTGTTTCCACAATTCTTTTCTTATTTCGTATTTTTCTGGTGTCTGTGCCGCTTTGAAATCCCTTGCATTTGGTGTCGGTAGCATCCCCATGACTGCATAATTCTCCAAATACATCGCTCTCTTCATGCCCCCATATTTCTCCTTTCTCTGCATTGTTTGTTCCTGGGTTGTTTCTCTGCTCTGTGCCATTGGTGTAGGCAATAAACCAACATCTATCCCTTCTGTGCGGTGCGTTTTTGGCTGCAGCAGGAATAATAAACGGTTGAACTTCGTACCCTTCATTTTCCAAGTCAAGGCACACCTGCTCGAATACCAATCCGCCATCAATATTCGTGATACCAAATACGTTTTCTGCGATGACAAATTTGGGTTTAATCTCTTGTATTGCTCGTAGCATTTCGCCCCACAAGTAGCGTTCATCATCTGTTCCTTTTCTTTTTCCTGCCATTGAGAATGGTTGGCATGGGAATCCTCCTGTGAGAATATCAATTGTGTTTGCATATTTTGTAAAATCTGTTTTTGTTATATCTGTGTGTGAATCTGCATTGGGGAAATGGTACTCTAATACCTTGCGTGGAAATTCCATCCATTCGCAATGGAATACATTTTCCCACCCCATCCATTCGGCTGCTAAATCAAATCCTCCGATTCCGCTGAATAAACTTCCATGCCTCATTTTAAATAATCCGTTACTATTTTCATAAATTCATCAAACGAATGTGCAATGGTGTATTTATACCCGAAGAACTCCGCACGTTCTTGGAAATGTTTTTGGTTATCCGATTGTCTGCCTTTATCCACTTTCATTTCAATCCATAATCCATGGTATCCGTGATGGGGGTACATTAAGAATAAATCGGCTACACCTGACATCTGCCCCTCCGCTTTC